ATGTCCTTGTTTGTCACTGTCAACATATGGGTTAATTAAACTTGAAGAAATAGCAGCAGAGATGCTGCTATTTTCTATTTTGATTGAAAGGCGGTGTTGCTATTGACTGAAAGTGAAATTGTCATTGAATCAGTTGCAATTTTAATTGGTGACTATGCAACTTACAGGAAACAGGCTGCACTGCTTATTTTAAAAGCAATACTTCCTTCTGAATTTGTCAGGAAGCTTCTTGAAGATGATACTTTATATCCATTTGATAGAAATGACCCAAGGGTTAAAGAATGGACAAAAGCAGTGATTTCAAGAGGTGAATGTGAAAGGTGTCAGTCAACTGAAAGACTTGAAGCACATCACATTATCAAATGGGCAGATTATCCGCAGGGAAGAATTAATGTAAATAATGGTGCGTGTTTGTGTCATAATTGTCACACAGAACAGCACACAAATGATGCTTCATATTACATGATGAAAGCAAGATAAATTTGAATTTATTTTAACCAAAGGGGGTGACTGAATGTTAAACAAAAAGCAAAAAAAGTGCCTTGAACTTATGGCAATAGGCGAATTATCGCAAAAGGAAATTGCAAATCAGATTAAAGTGTCTGAACAAACTATATGCAACTGGAAAAAGGATAAAGAATTTATAACTGAACTTGATTTGCTTATCAGAACAAGCATTCAGTCACTTGCCGCTAAAGCCTTTAGAACACACGTGAATTTACTTGCTGCCAAAAGTGAAATGGTCAGATATATGGTTGCAAAAGACATCCTTGACAGAGCAGGATATAAACCTGATGACAAAGTGAAGTTTGAAGGTGCAATCCCGATTGTCATTAAAGATGATATGGGTGAAGATGATGAATAATAACAGGTTAGTAACAAATTTATTGGAAAAACCTGTTATTATCACACTTCAAATTTATTGCACCATAAAAAGTTGGTGAATCCCATGTTGAACGCATTGAACATATCACTGAAAAAGGTTGTTGGTAAGAATTATAATAAATTTTGGCATTTCAAAGGCAGATACAGAATAGTCAAAGGTTCAAGAGCAAGCAAGAAATCAAAGACCACTGCACTATGGTTCATTACTAATATGATGAAATACCCTGGTGCAAATACTCTGGTCATAAGAAAGACATTCCGAACAATCAAGGATTCCTGTTTCACAGAATTGAAATGGGCAATCAACAGGCTTTGTGTTCAGGAATTTTGGAAAATCACTGAATCACCGCTTGAAATGACTTACCTTCCCACAGGTCAGAAGATTTATTTCAGGGGTCTTGATGACCCATTGAAAGTCACTTCCATCACTGTTGAGGTTGGAAACCTGTGCTGGATGTGGATTGAAGAAGCTTATGAAATCATGAAAGAACCTGATTTTGACACGCTTGATGAATCCATTCGTGGTGAAGTTCCTGATGGTCTGTTCAAACAGATAACATTGACCTTCAACCCATGGAATGAACATCACTGGATAAAGAAGCGGTTCTTTGATGCACCCCATGACCCTGATATTCTTGCACTGACAACAAATTACCTGTGCAATGAATGGTTGGATGCAGCGGATAGAAAGGTCTTTGAAACAATGAAGAAAAACAATCCCCGAAGGTACAGGGTTGCAGGTCTTGGTGACTGGGGAATTGTTGAGGGTCTTATATTTGAGAACTGGGAAGAAAAAGCTTTCAGTCTGGAAGAAATCAAGCAGATAAAGGGCATTAAGTCAGCTTTCGGTCTTGACTTTGGTTACACAAATGACCCTTCTGCACTATGGTGTGGAATGATTGACCTGCAAGGTAAAACCATCTATGTGTTTGATGAAATGTACAAAACAGGCATGTCAAATGAAGCTATTGAAAAAGAAATCACAAGGATGGGATACCGAAAGGAACGAATCAGGGCAGATTCAGCAGAACCGAAGTCCATTGACAGGCTGCGTGAACTTGGTATTTCCAACATCACTGCTGCAAGAAAAGGCAAAGACAGTGTAAACAATGGCATTGACTTCATCCAGGACTTCAAGATTATCATTCATCCAAGGTGCGTGAACTTCTTAACTGAAATCAGCAACTACACCTGGGATGTTGACAAGTTCGGGAAGAAGCTGAACATCCCTATTGATGACTTTAACCATCTGATGGATGCAATGCGTTATGCCCTTGAAGATTTTGTCAAAGGAAGGTCATTTTCCTTTGATTAGGCACAGGTTAGTGACAAAACACCTTGAAATGCTTATGTTTCAGGGTGTTTGTTTTTATAGAGTAATGAAAGGGGGTGAATGAATCGTGTTTAATTTTTTTCAATCTGAAACTGAAAGGGTGAACAACATCATCAGAGCAGGTGCGGAAACAATCATCACTGATGAACGGTTCATTGAACTTGAAATTCAGCGGTTCAAGGCAAGTCGAAGAAGAAAAGAAATGTTTGATGGTGAAAAATACTTTGCAGGTCAGCATGACATCCTGAAAAAGAAAAGGACTGTCATTGGTGAAGGTGGCAAGGTTCAGACTGTTGACAATCTTCCGAACAACAGGATTGTTGATAATCAATACAAGAAGATGGTCAACCAAAAGACAAATTACCTGCTTGGTCAACCCATTGCAATCAGGACTGACAATGAAGTGTATGATAAGCTTTTGAAGCAGATGTTCAATAAGCGTTTCATGCGTTTGTTGAAGAACCTGGGTAAGGATTCCTTGAATGAAGGCATTGGATGGCTGTTTGTTTACTACAATGAACATGGTGAATTCGCCTTAAAGAAGTTCAAAGGATATGAAATCATTCCTGGTTGGGCAGATGCAGACCACACAGCACTTGATTATGCAATCAGGATTTATGAAGTCATTGCTTATGAAGGTACAGAGGAAAAGACCATTGAAAAGGTTGAAGTTTATGATGACACAGGCATTCATTATTTTGTGATGGATGGCAGTCGCATTGTTCCTGCTGAACCCTTCTTTGCTAATTACTTCACTATCACTGACAATGAAGGTAAAGACCAGGGATGGAACTGGTCAAGAATTCCGCTGATTCCCTTCAAGTACAACAGTGAAGAAATACCGCTGATTAAGAATGTCAAGTCATTGCAGGATGGCTTGAACACCATACTTTCCAACTTCCAAAATAACATGGAAGAAGATGCAAGGAACACAATCCTTGTCCTGGTGAACTATGACGGTGAAAATCTTGCTGAATTCAGAAAGAACCTGGCAACCTATGGTGCTGTTAAGGTCAAGACCGTTGATGGTGCAGCAGGTGACCTGAAAACATTGCAGGTTGAAGTGAATGCCGACAATTACAAGGCAATCATTGAGATATTCAAGAAGGCAATCATTGAAAATGCAATGGGTTATGATGCAAAGGATGACCGCTTGAACGGTAACCCAAATCAAATGAACATTCAGAGCATGTACAGTGATATTGACCTGGATGCAAATGAAATGGAAACCGAATATCAGGCTTCCTTTGAAGAACTGCTTTGGTTCATCAACTGTCACTTTGCAAATGCAGGTTATGGTGATTTTGAAGGTGAAGAAGTTGAAATCATATTCAATCGTGACATCCTGATAAATGAATCAGAAGTGATTGACAATGTGAACAAGTCTGTTGGTGTTCTTTCTGATGAAACCCTGGTTGCCAATCATCCTTGGGTTGATGACCCACAAAAGGAACTGGAACGAAAGAAGGAAGAAAAAGAAGCTGCAATGGCTGAATATCAGAATGCCTTCAATCCTGTTGTTCCTGGTCAGAAAGGCGGTCAAGGTGGTGTTGTAGATGAAGAATAGTGCATATTGGAAGCTGCGGTTTGAACAATTGGAAGCTGCATCACACAAGAATGCTATTTCTACATTTGAAACCATTCAGGAACAATACATTGCAGCGGAAAAAGAAATCGAAAGGCAGATTTCAACCTGGTATCAAAGATTTGCAAAGAACAACCAAATCACAATGGCAGAAGCAAGAAAGCTTTTGACCAGTGGTGAACTTGCTGAATTCAAATGGGATGTCAAAGAGTTCATCAAGTACGGTGAACAAAATGCACTGAACCCACAGTGGATGCAGGAACTTGAAAATGCATCAGCAAGGTTTCATATTTCCAGGCTTGAAGCTTTGAGAATTGAAACACAGCAGACAGTTGAAAAGCTGTTTGGTGGTCAGGTTGATGAAGTTGACAAGCTGCTGAAAAAGAATTACCTTCAAAACTACTATCACACTGTTTATGAAGTTCAAAAGGGGTTCAACATTGGTTGGGATATTGCAGCGGTTGATGACAGGACAGTTGAAAAGTTAATTTCAAAACCATGGGCAACAGATGCAAAGAATTTCAGTGAAAGGATATGGTCAAACAAGGCTTCCCTTATCAATGAAGTTCAGACACAGCTTACAAGGACAATCATGCTTGGAAAGTCACCTGATGATGCAATCAAAGCTATTGCAGCAAAGATGAAAACATCACAGGGGCAAGCAGGAAGGTTGGTGATGACCGAATCAGCTTATTTTTCTTCACAGTCACAGAAGGATGCTTTCAATGCACTGGATGTGGAAAGGTTTGAAATCGTGGCAACCCTGGACAGTCACACATCTGAAATATGCAGGGAACTTGATGGTCATGTGGAAGAAATGAAGAACTATGAACCAGGGGTCACTGCTCCACCATTCCACCCTTTTGCAGAACCACTACTATACCATACTTTGACGATAATGACGGTGAGAGATTCGCCAGAGATAGTAGTGGTAAAGGTATTTATATTCCGTCAAATGTCACTTATCATGAGTGGAAAAAACAATTTATAAAATAACCTATGGTGTAGATTTACAACAGTTCCCTTTTGTGATATAATCGAATAAAGGGAAGGTGAATAAAATGATTGTAAAATGCACATATTGTGGTAATGAATTCAATATAAAACCACATAGGGTTAAACGGTCAAAGAATAACTTTTGTTCTACCAAATGTCATGATTCTTTTAGACATGAAAAAAATGTCAAAGACATGAGTGAAAAAGTCGGTGAAGATTTTAGAAATTGGATTAAACAAAGGTATTTAATTGACTTGTTGAGTAT